TTTATAGAATTATATCCATTTTTATCACATAAATCTTGAATAATTTTAATCGTCTTATCACAAATCTCTATAATATCATCATATAACTCAATAAATTTTTCTTTATTTAGTTTATATTCTATAGTTATATATTGATGTGCATATTTTCTCCACGATTCCTGTGAACGTGTCTCATGTAATTCAAATGCCCTATCAGACATATGGTCTACATTACGTTGTGTGCTGAGTAGTGGAAACATAGAATTATGAGCCTTACCCATTTTATCCAAAACTGCATAATATAGTATTATTTCCTTTTCTTTTAATTTTTTTAGTTCTTCTTTCATAAAAGGAAGTCTCCATTTTTCAAAACAATCACATACAAAACAGTATAATAAATTCATGATATGCTATACTATTTAATCCCAAATTATTTGTGTCAATTTTTATATATTAAGAGTACTGCTTTGAAATGTTCAGCGGTCTAAACTAGGGTTTCTTGGAAGTAATCATCAAGTCCCTGTGGTTCCGTATTAGTTAAAAACCCATTGAAAAAACTGTCCTGTGCCTCATCAAATGAACGTATAGCCCTTATATACTGTTTAGCTGTTTCTGTTGATTCAGAATCAAAGGTTGGTATATTTATTAATTCTCCCTTATTTTCAAAGTGCGGATTTACCTTAGAATTTGCTAGTCTACCCGCAGATTCTTGTAGTGGTGTAGGGGCATCTATACCCATTGACATACCACCTGAAAAACCGCCCATAAAGTCATCATCATCGCTGCTTTGTTCAAGTGCTAAGTCTTTTTTTTTTGGACTGAGTCTGGCGACTCAGTGATTTCTAAAAGGCTTTCTATAGACGTACCTTCGGATATTTCTTGTGGTTCTTTTTTAAGCTGGCTAAACTTAAATAACCTTTGTGGGTCCTCATTAATAAGATCATCAATGGCCAAATCTATATTCTGAATACGACGGAAAAGAATCTGGCCAACTTCTGCTGGTGTCCATTTGAAATGTAGTGAGTCATTATCTAGTCTTTGTTTCTGTGCTTCTGTAAGTTCCTGTCCATAATATTTTTCAACATGCTGTTTAAGAACCTCACGGTTATGCTTCTCAAATTCAATCATCATATCAAAACGTCCAGGGCGTAAAAGAGCCTCATCTAAGCGCTCAGGATAGTTTGTACTTAATATAATAATACGCCCTGGAGTCTCACGAACACCATCTAAGACATTTAGCAAGGTAGACAGGTCTAGTGAATCTGCCGACTCATTATCCTTTCCATTTAACATGCGATTTGCTGCATCAATACCCTGTGTATGTTTAAGAAGCTCTACCTCAGCCATTAGTTTAAGTTTGTTTATCTCCTCTTTTTTTACCTGTTCTGAGGTACGCTTTATAACCACTGAATCCATTGCATCAATATCTTCAATCACGTAAATACGCTGTTTAATTGGGATATTTAAAACTTCTAACTTACCATCTACAAAATTATGAACAATATCATTATAGAAAAGGTCCTTAAGAGCTTCCTTAGTCTTTATCTCACTAAGGGCAATATTGAAAATATGCCGCCTAGTCTCATTTGCTATTGCCTTAATAGTACTTGTCTTTCCACATCCTGGATGACCATACATAACAATTCCTAGGGTGTGTGGAATTCCCTTAGAATCATACCAATCTCGCCGCCGCATGAAAAAATCTACACGCTGTTTAAGTTCATCAATCTGACGTAAGTAGACATTTTCCAAGGAACGATTGCTCTGAAATTTACTCTTATTGAATAGGCATAATGTATTACTTATAGGGTTTCTGTATGAACCACCAGAAGATATTACCTGGTCAAAATAATAGGTTTCAGAACCAAGCTTATTTTTCTTTTCCTGTTCATACATTACCATGGATGTCTCTACAAACTTATGAAGCCAGGTAATATCGTGGTCATAGCTTGAAAGCCTATAAAGAATGGGCTCCAACTTCATCTCCTTGTTTGCCCCCACAGTAGGAACTGTTTGAGGATTAAGAATTTCAAACCATATATCATTATCAATCATAATAACATCCTTGAAGTTTGGAATCATCTCAACACCATTATAACGAAGGCTGCGTACATCAGGAAGATTACATACATGATACATAACTGCGTCAATCCTTGGATCAACAGTCTTTGCTTCTGCCTGCCGTTCAAATTGGATACAAGCCTTTACAGATTTACTGGCAGGTGGTGGTTGAGAGGTTGGCATAAGTTCAAGCTGTTTTATTGCCCGTGTATTTGTATTACTGAAGTAGGCAAATAATAATCCAAACCAGGCAGGAGCAAGCTTTGCGAACTGGTCATATAATAGTAGAACTACCATTGTCCACATAGAAGCCTTCCCTGAGGAATCATTCATAAATTTCATCAGATATTGCATCTTAAAAAGGTCTAACATCTGGTTCATACCTCCCTGAGGTAGTTGTTGTTGCATAATTAATGTCAGTTACTTAGCTTTACGTGTTTTTCTTGATCCACCCTTTGTAGGGTAAATAAATTTTTTATAGCGTGGATACAAGGTCTTTATTTTGTCAAAATTACGTGGATCTGAACTTATTATATCTAATTTTCTCAAAAAACTATCAGTATTTTCTGCTATTTCTACAGCAGATTTAAAATCAGGATTAGCTGCATAATAAGCGTCAGCCTTACTCATATTTTTTCTCTTAAACCCATCTACAAGTAGGGCTGATAATTCAGGATTACTTGCTAATAAGATATTTCTATTTCCACTTTTATTATCAGATTGGAGGGATTCACCAGCATCTAATTGAGCTTCATCTATTGCTTTTTTTAATTCAACCATCTGTGTCCTTACATCTGTAATTTTTATTATAGCATCAATCTTAAGTAAAAACTCAACATCATTTAATAAAATAGCACTGAATGATTTAAATACATAATTAACTAAGGCTTTTTGTTTGGGTGTGTAGTTGTCTAAATCAAGTATATTTATAATCATATTTGCGTTATAATCAAGGCAAACTTCATTTGTATTATCTTTATATATATCAGGTTCGCTAATAATACCATCTAAGAGTTTATTAAATGAGGGTTTTGGAAAATCAACATATCTAAACTGAATACGATGAAATGCTTCTAATAATTGATATAAATATAAATCAGTCTGCGCTTGATTCAATCCTATTGTTCCTGTAAATCTATATGGTATAAATAAATATATACTTTCTTTATAATTAGAAGTAATAACTCTATTTAAAATACTAGCCCGTATTAAAAGTAAAAATCCAAATAGTTGAGTATTATTTATAGTCTTGTTTTTATATCTTTGAAATAAGGCCTGAAGGTCATCTGAGGTGGGATATAGATTTTTTAAGTTATATTTTTCTATTAGTTTCCATAATAGAGTTACACTAATTGTAGAAATTATACTTTTTAATTTATCTACAACTTTCTGAATATTTTTTTTATCAAGTTGTGTTTTAACAAAGGCGTGGTCACATTCATTTAGTTTCTCTTGTATATATGTATCAGTTAACATTTTATTAATTTTTAATTGTTCAAGTGTCAATAAGTAATAATCATAGTAATTAGTTATTTTATCAATAGTGAGAATATCATTTATTAAAATATCTAGTAATTCAATAAATACATATATATGATAAAAGGATGGTTCTTCATATATTATTTTTGAAGCTAATGATTCTTCTATTTCATAATAACTATATACTCTTGAAGGCATAATATAAATAAAAAGAAAATCGGGTGTTTTTGTATTTACAAAATTAAGTATTGTTTTTAAGGTAGTACGATGCCTTCTTGAAATTGTAGTAGGGATTCCATCAATGTCAGTTACTGCAAATTCAGCATGGTTTGGCATTTCAATACATGGAGTTTCATTAATAACAACGCAGTTTATAACTGTGTAATCTATTTCAGATTTTTCTTTATTCTTTTTTATAGCATCAGCTATAAGTTTATCTATATTTTCTTCTAAGACTGCCTTAGGAAGTGGTTTACTTATTCTAACATTACTAACTACTGATGGAACAACGTCTTTCATAAAATCATTATTGCCTAAGACATTATAATATCCAGGTGATTTAGGTCTATTAACAGAGACTGCATTTTTCAGTTTTACACCCTTAGTTACAAGAGTAAAGGGTTCATTAGGAGCATTAGGTGGCTTTATGGCTGTTAATTTTGTAGAAAAACTATCTATTAAGGTTTTAAAATGACCGAATCTTTCACCAAGAATATAATTCAGTATTTCAATATTATTAGAAAATGCCGTATATAATAAGCCTATAACTAATTGTGACGTATATGATTTTTTATTTAATTCTATTATAAAATAATAAAGAGCCTGAGTAATATTTGCCCGTACTACATTTGATGAAGCCGTGTCTATAGACCTTAGATATAAGGCATTTATTTCTAATAATACAGAAAATCTAAATATAGTTTCCTTAATTTTATAGTTCATACGTATAACATCTGAACGTGAATCAGCATTTTGTTTTTTAAGATAACTAGTATCAAAAAAATTTTTCTTATATATACGACTTAAGATAGCTTCTATATTTTGCTTTAATAAATCGTAAGGAGCCGCAATAAGAACTTGCTCTTCTACAAAGGGATTGATATTTTCAATCCCTGGATAAAAATCTGAGTGTACAGATTTGAAAAAAATGAGTTCAACAATATGTTCTATCTTATCATTAAGATTAATAACAACTTGTATTTTGCTTATAAAATTAATATTAAAAATAACACTTACGTGAAAATTTCCAACATTATAACTTAATTCAGGTATTTCATTTATTGTTTCTGGATCTAGACTAGGGTCTACAGGCTTAAGTTTACTATTTAATTCAGACAAGTTTGTTGTTTGAAGGTAGCGTTCTAATATAGCTCTAAGATTAGCTGATAAAAACCTAATATATTCTATATAGGCGTCATGAACCTTATATACAGTACCTGAGGTACGTCCCTTTTTTGATACTAAGTATGGAAAGGATACATTACCGCTTACACTAGATGATTCGTATACTCCTATAGGAATAATCTTATTACCTGATACACTTACAAGGGGTGCGATTTCTATATCAATATCAGATGTACTTATAGTTTTTCCTGTAGGATATATATTATTCATAATATACACACCCATACCTCCAATAATTTGATATGGATAGGTTGCCTGACTAAATCTTCCATCAGCTGTGGCAAAGCCTATATTAACTGTTTCTAAAGATAAATTTAATAAGTGATTTATATACGGTCCAATAAAATCAATAATACTTTTTGTATGTGTATTATTGATTTTTTCTAAATTTTCTAAGGCTTCCATATCTATTCGGAGTGTACTAAATTAGTAAAACGTTTTAGCCTTGCCTCACGCATTTCTTCTTGAGTTAGCGTTGGGCCTTCCAGTGTATTACCTTTCACACCACACATTTTAATCCATATCTCGCTTGATATATTTTGAAAGGCATGTAAGGAAATAGAAAGGTCCTTTTCATTCTTTTTTCCAACATGACAGATATAATTACAATTTGTCATTACAATATATTTGTCCCAAGGCCCAGAACGCATACAAAGGGCGTAGAAGGTTGATAATGTCTTCCATGAAAGGCCCATTTTTTTACCTGTGGGTGCCTTATACTTACATTGTACTGCGATAAACTGTTCGCCTTTTTGACATATTATATCAATACCCATATCACGACGTTTTAATGAAAGTTTATTTAAGATTTCTTCTGGAACATCTTCAAGTCGCCAAGCTTGGTATTCTAGACAGTGTGTAAGATAAAGAACACAGAATTCTTCAAAAATATCTCCCTTTAGTTTTTTGTTTTCACGTGACTTAAGTTCTTGTAGATTATGAGCTGGTCTTGAATACCAGGCTTGACAGGTTATAATAAAGCTGTCAAAACGATTTGTGGGGGCTTTTAAAAAAATCTCATGAAGAGTTTTTTGTAGTTCCATAAGCACTATGAATAGAATGTGTAAATCATCCTTATGTACTTTTCTCTTGCTAAATATCCTTTGATGCGGGCTGCTAAGACTTCAAATTCTGGATACTTACGTGGTTTCTTGGCACATGTATTATTAGTTTCCTTTCTTTTTCTTTTTCTAACTGGCTTTTCTTCTAAAATTAATTCACTATATTTACGTTTATGCATACTCTGTCTTAGAATATGATTTAAGCCTTTGAGCGGGGATCCTTTCCGCCTTGAGTTTGCCATAAAACTGGACCACAGCGATCATCCTTTTGATTGTAGCGATTCTGCTTGGTCGCATTTAAGAAAAATCTTGGAGCTCCCTTGAGACTACATAACATAGCTTCTTCTGAGCATTTATACTGTCCATTACGTTCTAAGACAGAAGGATCAGCTAGTTCACGGGCCATGGCTGACTTAGGTGCCACTTGAGGCGGTAAAAGTACATACTGTTGTAAGGCATCTGAGTTTTGCGGTAGGGCATACTGGGTTGAACGACAGCGCCCCTTTGATAATAAATCATTGTTTAAGGGGCGATCCAGGCGCCGTAATTGACTTTCACTGTCTATGGCCTGTAAGTAGCGTGTCGGTGGCCTTGCTTCACCAGCTCCTGTAAAAACCATATCTGAAGGTGGAGCTGGAGCATATTCAGCAGGACCACTGTTTACATACTCAAGACATATCTTTGTCCAAGGTCTAGGATCCATCGGGAGCGCTTGAGCCCCGTAGATTTCTGGAACTGTATAACGATATACCATTGTAGGATCCCAATGCCTTGGTGCGCTATAATGAGATAATTTGGGATCTAAGGTCTTATCATTGCCGATTGGAAATTGAGCCGGTGTTAATCCATAGGACATTCTAATTAGTAGTAGAATCATTTACCTCCTGATGGAGACGATCCTACAGTAGCTGCTGCCACTGCAGCTGTTGTTTGAATAGATGTAGCTGTCTGTGTGACTGATGGTATTGACCCACCTGTACCTTCAATCTTCTGACTTACAATCAACGAATCCAAGGTCTGTGTACTTCCATACTCTGTTATGGCAAGGCTCGCACTCCATTCACAATCATTATTGTTAAGTCTTACTCCAGCAGGAGTGACCCATTCAAAAGATAATTTATCTAATTTTGCAATAGGAGGATTAAATGTTACTTGATTACTTACAAAGGTACGACTATAGGTATTAAAATCTCCAAGAAGAAGTTTACCATAATATTCCTTAACACTACCAGTTGATTCTCTTGTAAGACTTAAATTTTCTGAACTTGTTACATCAAGACTATTAATACTATACTCAGGACTAAGTCGTAAATACAAATAATCTTCAAGAATTTTATAGAAACTTGTTGATAAATGTAGAAGGCTAAAAGGCGAATCATTTTTTGTAAAACCTAAATTAAATCCAAGACCCCATGAATCAATTAGCTTTTTATATTGCGGTAATAAGGATGAGTTCCATAGTATATTAAAGATCAAAGGTGAATAAAATGTCTGTCTTTTAAGCGCAGATACAGGTAAAATATTTACTAATTGTGTTGAAATATATTGTATCATATTATTATTTATATAGGAATTAAGTAAATTAATGATCCTGTTTGTAGTATTATATTGATTATATAAACTGCTTATTTGTTGATAGAAACTATTATAATCAGCGGTTATTATTTCTTGACCATTAAAATTGGGTACTGTATTTGCTCCAAAAATCTTAGATATATTAAAAGACTTATTAAAATTAGAAAGAACAGTGCTATAATCTTCATCAATATTACTAGTTTGTTTAATTTCATTAATAAGATTATTATTTGATACATAACCAAATGTATATCTATTTGGTACAACAAATCTTAAAAGAACTTCTGAATTTTCTGTTGGGGTGAATCCTCTTATAACAATATATTTAAAATCATTTTTATTTTGTGATTTACTTACTGAAAAAGGAGCTATATAACTATTAAAATAATATCCATTAAAATTTTTATCAGAATATAAGGCCTTAGATTCTAGACCCCATGAGGTTTCAATATCAGCATTAAATAATACCGTATTATCATAATAAAATAGTTGCGTATGGGGATAATTTGGATAATCTATATTTTTTAAATCTGTAATTGGGCTATAGTCGCTGTCTATTTTTTCTAAGGTAATCTTCTGAAAGGGATAGAAAATTTGCCAGGCTGTTGCTATTTCACCTGGAACATCAATCTGATGATTGCGATTTCCCCAAATGAGTAAATCATTTTGGTCAATAATCCATATTGAACCCGCATATCCTACATAAAGACCTTGTATTGTAAATCCTGGTTTATTAATTATATCTAGACTAAAATTATTATTTGACCAATCATTTGTATAATATATAATATCTTTGGCTCTTAAAAAAATACGATCCTTAATATCAGGAATATCAGTATAAGTTGTCATTCCTATTTCACTCCAAACTAGGCTTGGATCACTATGGGTCCACGCAATTCCTGGAAAGGTTTGAGTAAGATCCCATTCATAGACAGTATTTCCTAGATTATTTGTATCCTGTTTTAGCCAAAACAATGTTAAACTATCTGAACTCATAGTGTGGGTGGCAGTATATGTTTGAACAGATTGTATTAATAGGGTACTCTTTGTAAAATCAGTTTGCGTATAATAAAAGTTTGTGGTATTACCAACCTGGTAAATAAATACTAATTGATTGGCATTATTTATTGTAAAGGACCTTACAATACCATTAGGTGGTAGATTATATGTCGGTAAACCTATCTCTGACATTTCACCATTTAATGGGTTAAATTGTTTTATACGTAAGGTTGTTGAGCCTTTATTCATAATTCCCAAGAAGTAATAATAGTTATTATTACCACTAATAGCCTCTAAGGATGTAAATTCACTTGAACTAAATATTTCGTCAATTGAAAAATCGTAGATACTTTTTGTAAATTGATAAGATACATCGTATTGTGTATACGAATAAATATTTATTTGCGTATTTTGAATTAACATATAGCCCTTTACAGTTGCACATAGTGTTATAGGTTTAACAGGTATACTCCAGGGTTTTAAGAAATTAGTATTCACAAGCATATTTGAATATTTTTTATATAATAAAACACTTGTTCCAATTGGATATGAATTACCATATTGAGACTGCGTAGGATCCTTTGTGGGAGTATATAATTTAATATTGGATAATTCACTTGGCCACTGGGTTTCTGTTAGTGTAGAAGGAAATATGACACCCTGACTATATGTATATGATGGTGTTCCATCTAAATAGGAAGTACTTACATAAGGACTGTTATAGTATGGATAAGGTACAGTGGACCCACTTAATGAATTAATAGTATTAACTATTCCTAATTTAGTAAAAGCTACGCAAACATACATTGATTCTGGTTGATTTATGATTGATCCTGGTGACTGTGAAAATCCAAGAAGATTTACATTTGAAAATGATATATCTTTAATAAATTCATAATATGTTCCCCCCTTTACATCAAATCCATTTGTATATTCATTAAAAGTTGATGTATAGGTCACACGTGCTGAATTTGATAATACAACAAGTGCTTTATTTAAATTAAGATTCGCAGTATTTATATTAAGTATATCACCTAATAAATACACACCTAAATAAGATATATATTGATTGGGGTCATTATCATAGTCTACTATTGCAGTCCGAAATAGTAGGCGTTTTAGATTCCAGGTTCCCTTACCTGGAATAAAAGAAAACCCTATTACACCCCTATCAAGTTGTATAGTTGAATTTAAACCTGCATAAGTATAACCAGGAATAGGAAGGCCTTGAGTGGTAGACAATGTAAATGGAAGTTGACCAGGTGTGTTATATATGTAATCCGAATTAAAATATGGTATATTTAATATTGATTCAGGTAAATACGTAGGTGAATAATAATGTATAATCTTATATTCACGATTTATTATAGTACTTGGATTATATTGTTGTTGTATACCTGGTGTCATGATTACATTATCACCTGAGGGATAAATATAAGTTTCTATAAATGGTGAATTTGACTGGAATAAATAATAATTTATAGGATCAATACCCAGATTAACTGACGGGTTAAATGATTGTGTTATTGAATTTTGAGCATATGGGACATAATCTATAAAATCTGTACTTACCCCATTAGCATCATGGCCCATAGGTACATTTGATGTAATAAGTTGAAAGCTAGATGGTATATAGGTATTAAATAATGAAGGTTTAATAGGTAATTGTATCCAGTTTGAATCATATACCTTTGCGTAATTGAAATTTGTTTTTATTAAGGTGCTAAAATTTGATAAACTAGTGTCTAGTGGATTTGGATATAAATCTAAGGATAAGGTATTAATTTGTATTGAACTATTGAACCACGGTACTAGGGTAGCAAAGACTGTTGGAAATCCACCTATTACATTAGGCCTTAGTGTTACATAATAGGTCTGATTTGGATATGTCGTAAATTCTAAGGTATTACTTTTAGTATTTACTGGAATATTTAACATGTATTTATAAAAATAGGGATTTTCATTACGGGTTTTATTTCCATTCATGTCTCCCATAAAGGCTCCCCTGTCATGATATACAAAGGCAGTAAAGTCAGTTGGAGCATCAATTAGTGTTGATGTATTATTAATAGCTTGGTAAAAGTTGAATGTCAAATTTAAATTATAGGTAAAGCTTGAATTTAATAGTGTAGATACTGGTGTATTAAAGGTATAATATAAGGAACCATTTATATTTGTAATATTAAGGCGATTCGCATTATAATTATAGTAGGCTAAGGATGAAATATAATCAATGCCCCAGGAGCTGTTATTTGACCATCCAGGTACATGTATAAGAGTATTTGATGTAATATTATCATATATGTTTGTATATGACTGCTCAGCTAAATAGGGAAGAGTTGATGTAAAAGTGTAGGGCATATTAAAATATTTATTTATAGTACTATCATAGTTTATTCTATTATATTCACATATACTATATTTAGTTGGAATAGGCAGGGTTTCAATTTCTAAGGTCTGCCTTACAGGACTGATAAATTTAATAACGGTGTATTTTCCCGCCTTAATAGGACAAACCACATTTGCCGAGTTTGTTAAACGCTGTGAATATAATATACTACTAGCATTAATAAAATACAGATTAGAATTTATGGAATTAAGTGAAGGTGTATATACATTATTAAATGAACTAGTTGTATTACTGAGGTTTAGAAATTCTACTGTATTTGTAATATTTGAAAATGATGGCCAATAAGAAACTGATGACTGATAATTAATAATTGAATTTGATTGTGTAACTATTCCTGCTGAATATGAATCAAAGGAATTTGTAGGAACATTTATTACATTTTCTCCATTTCTAAGTAGGATTGGATTAGATGTGTTCATATAGTATGAAAGTGTATATTGATTCCAGGGTACTGCAAAGTAGGTTAGAAATTGTGTTTGATAAAAATTAAACATACCCTGAATAACTGCTGAAGTCTGTGTATTTAAGGTTATTAAATTATTCAAATCTCCAACGTTTATGTTATAATTTGATAAGGCTTGATTTTGGTACTTAAGCTGTTGAAGGCTAATTAAATTAGATAAGGATGTATTTAGTCCTGATGAACTAATTGATATAAATTGTGTTTGACTATTTAGACTGATAAGGTATTCATTAACTAAGGAATATCTAAAAGTATTTTGCGTTCTATATTTATCTAAAAAATTTGTATTCATTTTAATTATAGAAAGTATAACAGGATCATTCAAACCTTGAAAAACATACAAAATTCTATTATAAACATCTGAATTATTTGTAACACTTGAATCAAGGCCTAGTCCAGATGAAAGGTCAATATCGCCAGTTAAACCATTTAAATAATAATATTTTAGAACAGGGTAATAATAAGCTATTAAGGTATTATCAATATTATACGAGGTAAGGTTTGCATATCTATTTACCCAGAAATATGAGGTAATAATTTCTATTGTGGGATTTGCTATATAGGTCTTTGAAGTAACATCATAGTAATAATCACCTGGTTGATTAAAGACTAGTGATAAATCGCCAGATGATATAAATCCATTTACAAAATCATTAAATCCGTTTATATAATCAAGAAATAAGGGTACCTTATTTAATTGTTTTTGTAATTCTGAAACTAAATCTGTAATACTATATGAACCATCATTAATATAAGTTTTGATTATTGTTGATTGAAACTTACCATTTGTATCAAGGTATACTCTATCTTTTTCATAAATAGTAATATCAGTATTGCCATTTGCCTTACTAAAAAAATATATAGATGTTAATAGCTTTATTTCAGCAAAGGTTATTGATACAATATTTCTGTATAATTTTGGAAAATGTAAAACACAGTAGGTTGGTTGTGTAAAGACTTTTTTATCTCTATTTTTTGAATCAACAGTTAAAATAGAGGTATTTTTTGTGACTTCTACATTAAAGGTGGTATTCACATTAGCCTTATTATTTTTAATTGAGTCGGGTAAAAGACTAGTACCGAGTTTTGAATATATTTCTGAAACACCCTGAGAAAAACTAGAAGGGCCTGAAATTGAATCAAGGAGCGGTTTATTTAAATTGCTTGCAAGGCCTTGAAAATCTGCTCCAACTGTTCTCGGTCTTTGATCTTCTGTGGAAGACCAAGAATCAGAATCGGACGTTGATCCTGACCTTGATTCTGAGTCAGAATCATTGTCAGAAATATAGGGTCGGTAATGTTTATGTTCTCCAGTGTCCTGTACGGACATATCTATATATGCTGAAGTAGAATTCTTTAAGACATTGATTTAAGCTTGATTATATCCTTCATCATAGATTCTATGATTATTTGTTGTTCTTGTATGGCCTTTATTAGTACAGCTGTTATTTCGGAATATGATACACTCTTCATTTTCTCGGGTGTAGTGTCAGTATGTACAAATTCTGGAAAGACCTTTTCAAGTTCTTGAGCTATTAGACCTGTACTTTTTATTGTTGAATTATTAATGTAACTGTAACTTACTGGATTTAGTTCCACTATGGAAGATAAAACACTTGGTAAAGGCTGTATGTTTGTTTTTAGGCGTTTGTCTGATGTAAGCTTTACACCCCTTGCAAAAACATCACCACTTGCAGAAATATCACCACTTGCAGAAATATTACGTGATGCATTTACATCCCTTGCTCTTACATCCCTTCCACAAGATACATCACCACTTGAAATTAGAGAATTCGCATAAATATTACCTCCTTCAACAAATTTAATTAAATCTGCTCCTAAATGTTTAAAAACATATATATTTGAGGTGGCTGAAAGTGAATTTAAAATTGGTGTTGTTATACTATTGGCACTTATACTACCTGATGTTGTAACTCCACTAGGAAAGGTTAAACCCGAACCATTACCGATAAAGTTACCTCCTGCAGTTATATTACCTGATGTTGTAATTGAAGGGGCAGAAAAGGGTACTGATGAATTGAGAAAATGACCTGTAAGGCTTAGGTATCCTTGTCCAGTTCCATCATTGCCACACATTTTAAGCCCTGCAGCATCTGCACCATAATAGTTAAAACTACCGATTCCATCGTTGAGACCTCCACACGTAAATTGAGTAGCTACTATTGATTTTCCATAAATTTTTCCATTTCTTGTAGTTATATTTCCTGTTATTTCAAAATTATTAGGAAAGGTTAACCTTGAACCATCACCAATAAACCCGTTAGTTGCTGTAATAGTATTTCCTTGTATATTACCTGATGTTAATATATTAATATCAATAGTGGTATACATAATTTTATTATCTAAAGAAGCAACACGAAAGGCAGTATTGGTTGTTATTAGATTTTGTGACAAAAACCCACTAGGTCCTGCCAATATAGCATATGTGGCATTTGTAGCATTATCTGCCGTTAAGGCGCGAGGCACAACACTTATGCTTGGTACATTAACTAGTTGCGAACCATCACCCTTAAAACTACCTACAAAAGTAGTTGCTTCAACCGTTCCTGCAATAAATTTTCGTCCACCAATACTATAATCTTTAGTATTTAGTAAGTTTGAAGCAGTTACATTACTTAGTCCTGAACCATTACCTGTTATAGTACCAGCAGTTACATTTAGATTACCAGTTATATTTATAGTACTTAAGTTTGTTAGTTTTGATATACTTAAAGTTCCACCCGCTGATATATTATTAGTTACTATTAAATTATCTCCAATAGTTGCTGATCCAGCACCACTAATATTCCCAGCAGTCAACGTACCCCCTGTAACAGTTCCTGTTATATTCATATTATTTACAGTAAATAAATTAGCACAATTCATATTAGTTGTATTGAGTGTAGCAGAAGTTAATGTATTCACTCGCAAATCAGTGTTCTGTATATTATAACCTCCTCCATTATCAGCAATATTTGTTGCTGTTACATTAGTTAGGTTTGTAGCATCGCCATATAATTGATTAGCTACCAGTTGTATTGTTGAAATACTAGTAATATTTGCGTAAGGCCCTAAATATGTACTAGAATTTATTGAAGATACTACTATACTTGATGAATATAGTTTTGTATTATACAGATCATCTGCATTTAGAGTATTTGCATTTAGAGTATTTGCATTCAGATTTAATGATATTGTATTAAAACTAATTATCTGATTTGACACGATATTATTTGCGTTGAGCATTTTTGTAGTAGTAGTGCTAACATTTAATGTCTGTGATAAATAGGCATTTGAGGCATATAATAGGTTAGTCGTTATTTCATTTCCTACAACAGATCTATTAGAACTATTTATAAATTGTAATTCATTTATACCACCGAACTTATTTATTGTAGTGTTCCATATAAGTCCATCACCATTTACAAGACAGGTTTGTGAATTATTTCCAAGACCACCAACTATAAACTGTCCAGTTAAACTATTATAGGCCGTTGTAGTTGCAAGATACGTATTTTTTATATTAAGGCCATTTTCACTTAGGATGCTTGTAAATCCTCCGAAACTTGGTTGAACATTTACACCTGACCAATCGTAGATTCT